GTTTTAGAGCCGACACTAACCATGTGATTGCAAAGCAAATCGTGGAATCTCTTGAAAGTGGAGACGTGATTGCCCTTGAAAAACTGACCGGCATTAGGCAAAATGTGAGGCTTCGCAAAAAACAACGGAAGGATTTGCATAAATGGAACTTCTTTCAGTTCGAGCAATTTCTTACCTACAAAGCGGATGAAAGAGGGATAGGCGTCGGATATGTTGACGCTCGGTACACTAGCCAGAAATGTTCCGTTTGTGGGTATGTTTCCCGGAGCAATCGCCAATCTCAAGCTGTTTTCAAGTGTAAACATTGTGGTTTTTCTCTTTCCGCAGATTTAAATGCGAGCCGAAATATCCGGCAAAATTATCTGGATGCTACATGCTCCCCAGATAGGGTTCCAGTCAATGAACCTATCGCAGGGGGTCGGCTTCAGCCGACTTACTTGCAAGCCACCGGCTTATAGCCGGTTGGTAGTTGACCTTCTTAAACTTTCCATTTTCAAGTCTTTTGGAATCTGCCATTCACTGACTTTTCCTGTTATCACTTCTATCAATGATCTTTTAGTCAACGAATCACTGACATCAAGACCTATAGCCCATGCAAGTTTTTTAAGATCAGGAATAGTTGTTCTTCTAAGTGGTACGTCACCTAGTTCTTCAATTCTTTGTTGGTTTTTCCTTTTTTTGACATCATATGCAAGAAGGACCAACGGGCTTTGATCATACTTTCCATCTTTTCCTAGCCGTATTTTAACCCTGTCATTCTGCATAACCCATTGTTCCTTTCCCAAATCATTGATGATTCTTACTGGAAACCCATAAGGGTTATACACTTTGCCTAGTTTTACTTTTTCTTTCTCTGCATTTTTCTTTATCATCTCAGGCCTCCGCCAGGAATCTATTATCAATTTCTTTCCAAAAAGAATAAATTCCTTGTTCTAGTTGTTTTCTAAACGCTTCCAAGTTAAACTTTTTCACATCTCCTATGTGAAAATTTTCAAACGATCTGATACCCACGTTTTTATTAATTATAGGTTGACATCCACACAAAAGCCCTTCAGCAATAGTTCTGCCGCAAGCTTCATATGCTTGTGGCAAATGTATAGTGAATCCTGCTGAATTATATACTTTGGGCAATGCATCATTTGGCAGCAAAGAACACACCTTTACATTTGACAATCGTGCAAATGTTCCTTTTATTTCCTGGTGGTTTTGTGTGTATATTTCAAATGTGTATTCTTTTTTATTAGCAGCAAATTGCAGCATATGTAAAAACCCTTTTGAATGATACAGCTTACCAGAAAAATTAACTACTTTATTTTCATCTCTTTCTACATCTGGAAGTATTTTAAACAAAGAAGTATCAACCGCCGGAGGAAGAATATAATAAGGTTCTATTAAATCCCCCAAATGCTTTCTGTGATTATCAACTTGAAACGGACTAATAAACACATTCATGATACTTCGGCCAAATAAAAGCCTGGCAAACTTTGGTCTTGCCTGATCCCCTATTATTTCTCTGTGGTCATGTTCATATTTAACAAATGGTTTTTTGTATTCAAAAAGAAGATCAAGAATAAAATGCATCTGTTTTGGTTCGAAAAAAAAGAAATTATTGATCACAAACAAATCAGATTCTAATAATTTCTTCTTATCAAAGTCATTAGGAAAACATTCATAGATACCAAATCCTAATTCTTTCCCTGCCTTGATAACTGTCTGGTTGCTTAATTCCGCACCGCCCAATTTTGTTGTGTCATGAATCCATGCCACCTTTGGGTAAAAACCAGCATTCCTAGTCAATGTGCTGCCCCTGGACGGACTAGAAGCTTCTGACTTAACTGTTTTGTCAATGGGAGGGGAAACAGGGTCAATAAGGGCCTCTGCTTTCCCCTCCCGTACTAGTTGTGCGCCTTCGTTGTCAGAAATTCTTACAGGGCTTGTTCCGCACCTTCGCACCAAATCACGATCTCTATAGCGAACTAGCATTGTACCCATAACTCCTCATTAATCCATTGTGGGATTTGCTGCATAACGGACAGCTTTTTCCCTTCCTTCCTGACAAACTGGTTCACGTCTGCTTCTGTTAGCAACACCGATAGCAGCCAATGTCACATTTGCCACCAAAGGAGTTACTACAAACCGGATGTAACGGTTGAAATCCTTTATTTCTGCAAGGTAAAGATCTTCAGATTCCGCCCCGCCCATCTGATTGATAATCGCATAATCAAACTGCGTACTAGCCAAAGATGAATTGGAACATTGCAGCTTGGCATCTAGCAAACCACCAGCAGACCACCCAGAAGCAATTGAAATGATGATCAGAATGTTAGTACAAACCTCCCTGTTATTCTGACCAGCACAAAGCCTTTGCGTGTCAAAAATGGATGAATAGTAAGGAATGCCAGAACCTTTAGCCGCCGGTGCAAAAAAATCGATTACCTTTTCGTTTGCAATTCTGTCTCGCCTCATTTTTTAAAGCCTCCTTATACCCTCTGGGTTTTTTCTTTCACTGTTTTGGAAAAGTGCAGGGGAGAAACGGAAAGGATTAACTGAACTCCCCTGCACTGGCACTATGCCATTAATCATTATGATAAAAGTCAATAACCAACTATTAACTACCGCCACCAGGAAGACCTAGGATAACAAACGCCTCACCAATTGCAGGCTGCCCGTCAAGTCGGCCAACAACTCTGATAGCTGTTTTGTTGTTTCTGAACTTATAGTGCTTGGAAACATCCATAGCAAAGATCTTGCGATCGCCAATGTAATACCACGCCCAATTTCCAAGGATCACGTCACCAGTGGTTCCAAGGTTATAGGTTTTTGCATCAGAAAGAACAACAGGCTTTCCTAGCAACATTGCAACGGCGGGTGTGCCAATACCAGGAGCACCGGCCTGATACCACTGCGGAAATACTAGTGAATTCTGAGTGTCTCTTTCATTCCGCAATGAATTAAGGCATCTTTTGTTCATCATCCATACAGCACCTTGATCAAAGACAGATGAAAGTTGATTGTCCATATTAATAGCATCAGTGAACGTAAAAGCACCAGCAGTCGCCCTTGCAACCATTTGAACTGTTGGGTCCATGACAACGCCGAAAGGCTGTCTTGCACCAGTGCCGCGAATGAATGACCTGTCTGTTTGCCAAACATAAGCACGTCTGAAAAGGTTAGTCAAAAAGTTCATCAGATTAATGGCAGAATCAGCCAGAAGCGTGTCAGTGATTTCCGTATACCCAGACAATTCGTGGGCTATCAACTCCAAGAATTCAAATTCTGGTTCGGTTTCTGTCTTCTCGCCGCCTTCATCTGTCCATGTAAAAGCAACACCGGCAAAGTGATCAAAATTAGTAGTATCATCTTCATCCGGTCTTTGCTTCAACTTCGGCATACCAAGTTTATCGGTTGACATGGGCCAAATAGTAGCACGGGGCCAAACAACTGCTGGTTCGGTATCATACTGGACAATAGCAGCCCTGAATTCTTCAGGAACAAGATAACCGCCGCTAGGATCACTGTTTTCTTCAAGCACTTTTGGAATGACCGCACCTCTTGATTTTACTAGTTCAGCAAAACCTTTTGCCCATTTTTCAACATCAGGACTGAGCTTAACCCAAACTTCGTTTTTGCTAGTAGGATTAAGAACAGATCCTTTGTCAGTTATGAGGTATCCACCAGGCATAGACTGACTAGCCATACCCATGCTTCTAAGTGTTCCTATCAAATCAAATTCTTTTTGAATGCCTTCTGCTCCTGGCGTTGAACCATCATAAATCTGACCTTTAGTTTTAGCGTCCTCCAAAGCTGCCTGAACCAATTCACCGATCATTGCTTGTAATTCTTCTTTTGTCATTGCCTTACATCCTCCTTAATTGTTTTTATTCGTCTTCTAATCTTCCCAAACAAGCATTGATAGCAGCTTTCACTATGTCCGTGAATTCTTCATCGGAAACTCCTAGATCAATGTTTTTTTCATTTGGGGTTTGTGTTTTTATTCCATCTTCCAGTTCAATAACATTTTTACCAGGAACGGGTTCATTTTCAATACTATCAATGTCAATCACTTCTTCAACAACTTCATTCTTTTCAACTAATTCAGTTCTGTGTTTTTTGAATGCGTCTTCAAAAGCCTTAATCAACAAATCAAAAGATATCTTAAGGGCCTCTTTAAAACTTTTATCAAGTCTTTCAACTAGTTGTTCTTCAGTCAATTTGGATAATTCTTTAACTAGTTTGGCATTTTCTTCATCCGTGAGTTTAAATTCATTCAATCTAGCTAATGCTTCTTCATATCTGCGTGTACGATCATCTTCTTTTTTCCCTTTAGCAGCCTCAAAGATTCCTTCCCTACCTTTACAATGCGTACTAGCATCAGAAGCAGACCATACTTTGGTTTTGTATCGAAGGGATTGAATTTCTGATTTCCCATCTTTCTTTCTTCCAAAAATAACATCTATGCATTTACCATCGGATTTTTGCCCACAATTAGTTCTCCTGAACCTAGTATATTTTCCAGGTGAATTTAACCTGCAAGCATGTTCATTCGGAAAAGGTTTTTCTTCTGCCTCTGTATCAGCGTCAATTTCCATTTCTTCCGATGTAATGTCTTCACCTTCAATATCATCCCATTCTGTTTCAACATCTTCTGCTGATTCTTTTTCTAGTCGTGGGAGTTCTACTAGCACAGAAGATTTTGATTCATACTTCCTGGGATCAAATGGTTCAAGTTTGATTTCAGTATTTTTGTCAAACAGTGAAAGAATGATAGGACTATCCTTTGAATCAGTGTTAATATCAACATTATTACTGTTATCTTCTACCCATTTCAAAAGTTTTTCCTCAGTAGAATTTTCGTCTTTTGGGAAAATAAAACATTGATTAAAATAAAGATCATGATCACCGCCTTTAGTTGGCCCAAAGACCGCCCATGCATATGCCTCTTCTGCTATACCATCCTTAGTTACATGAAGTGGGATTATGTATAATCTTTTAAATTTGTCTTCACTTTCAACTACTACATGAATGTATTCGTCAAAGCTTTCTACATAAGGTTCATTCTTATCCATAAGATATTTTGGCGGGACATATATATCTCCTTTTTTTACCATAGCCTTTAATTCCGATAGTGCATCCTGATGTGCTGGTATAGGTGCGACTGAAACTTCTAGCAATTCTTGTTTCAAATACTTGGTTGGTTGATGCCAAAACAAAGGGCGATCTTCTTCTTCAGTTTCAATCTTCTTACTTTCCTTTGGAATGAAACCAACAGAAAACCCTTTAAGATATTTGTCCCTATACATTTCATACATCCTGGAAGCTTCTTGATAAGGAGCAAACTGCGGAACAAACATCAACTTTTTACCTTTTATAAATATACTCAAACTCCTTCCAACAGGAAGCGTTGAATATTGATGAAACGGCATGACAACAGGATTTTTCAAATAATTGTCTAGTTCCCACCCTTTGACAGAAATTACATCCCCCATCCTGTCAGGTGATTCAACACTAGCAACTGCTAGGAAAGACCTTTCGGTGTCAGAAAAATCTTTTATTTCAGCATCAATATGATCTGAACCTAACAATTGCCGCCCTTCGATTTCAATAGGATTACCATCCTTAGTTTTGACTACATACGACATGATTTATAATCTCCTTTCAATTTAATCACCAAACCATGCACCGTCATCCATAGTGATTTTTTTCTGTTTATCCAACGCGATTTCAATTCCATCCAACATGTACTCTATTATATCGGCAATAAAGGTCGGAGGATTAAGCGTTTTCAATTCTTCTAATTCTTTTTCCAGTAAAAAAACACTTCCTTTGAAATTAGAAGCAGAAATATTTTCTAACACATACTCACCATGGATAGGGCTGTGGTCTAGTATTTGGGGATAATTCCCCATCTTTGCCACCCAATTCAGGAAACGATTATACCAAAAAGCATTTGTTATACGTACTTGATCATCGCCTATATAAAAATCAATTCCCATCTTTGCTAGTCCTCTGTTCAAATAATATATTGGTTTCTTGTTCTGGATGAAGATCATCATGTATAAATTCGTTTGCCATGATGTCTAGTGGAATTCCATTTGGAAAAGCTTTACAAAGATCTTCACTTTGATAATGTTTGCATGAATCACACTGGCTAGGCCCAAGACAAAACTCAACAAAATCTTTTTGGTCTTGTATAAAAGCTTCAGTAGGCCCTTCAGTTTCCGTTTTTCTTTTGGCTTTCTTTCCTTTTTTCAAATCCATAAACACAATATCCGGCCTCCCATTTTTTTTGTAATTCCATCCCGCAGGGGCAAACTTATCACTCCATGTTATTCTGCTAGTTTCCTTAAACCCAAACTTCTTGTAAAAATCTGGTAAAAACCCACAATCAAACGCATCCAGTTTTTTTGCACCATTGAGAATCGCATTTTGAACCAGTGCCGGTCCTTCATGTGCTCCTGGCAGTGAAAAGACACTGATCAAATCACCGTGTCTATCTATGGAATATCCACTTTTTGCGCTATCAGATAAAAATACTCTAGCACCCATCTTTTTATATTCTTTTTCAGAATAAGGCGTTAAAAAAGGCTGATACTTCTTTGGCAACGTTTCTCGTTTTTTTATAAAACGAGCAACAGACCAATGACTTCGCCCTGTTCCTTTTTCTCCAAAATCCAGTTCTTTATATTCTAATACTGCTCTGCCTTTTCTTGCAACTGTTTCTTTTTCAATCAACCTATGACTAGCACCATGACCATAAGTTTTACGCCAGTCTTTGACAGCTTTAACCTTCTTCATAGTAGTGTGTCTAAAACCACCAACACCATTTCTGATGTAAACTTCCGCCATATCATTCATAACTATCAACATGGATTTTAAATCTTTTCCCAATTTCTTTGCCAAAGCTATTTTTTTTGCTTGTTGATGCGTCTTTACAGTCATTTTCCAATCTTTTGCACCATTACTTACAGCCTTTACTTCCCAAACAGTTTTTGATGTTATAATATCAACAGCCGATTTATGCCTAGTAGTTCTTATGCCTTTATACCCCATTCCTTTTAAAACTTGACTGCCGATATGTTCACCATCAAAACCAAGTTGATGACGTTCAAGATTATTCTTAGCATGACGCAAACAACTAGGACTAGCCTTTCTCGCCTTATCAACTATGATAGGTAATATTTCTATTGGTCTGTTCATGTCATTCATCAATCATAACAACCG